AGAACGTCAGTTTCAACAATTATCAAAGGAGATTACTAAACTCAATAATGAAATTTCTCAAAATAACACTCGCATCTCTTCTAATCAAAGACAGATCAGAGATCTTGAATCAGAAATTCAAATTACTACCGAGCAATTTAAAAACAAAAATACTGAGCATGAAAAACTAAAAGAGTTTAAAGACAATCTTAAAAATACAATTGATGAACTTTCGGTTCATCGAGAAGACATAAATCACCACGACTTTGCATATTCCCTACTCAAAGACGATGGTGTTAAAACAAAAATTATAAAAAAATATCTACCATTTATCAATCAACAGGTAAATCGATACCTACAGTTGATGGATTTCTATATCAATTTTACTTTAGATGAAGAGTTTAGGGAGACTGTAAAATCTCCTATCCATGAAGACTTCTCTTATGCATCCTTTAGTGAGGGTGAAAAGATGAGAATTGATTTAGCACTTTTGTTTACTTGGAGAGAAGTTGCAAGAGTTAAAAATTCTGTCAACACAAATCTGTTAATTATGGACGAAGTATTTGATTCATCTCTTGATGGATTTGGAACAGATGAATTTCTTAAAATTATTCGTTACATCATAAAAGGTGCTAATATTTTTGTGATATCACATAAGTCTGACTTAAATGACAAGTTTGAAAATGTGATACAGTTTGATAAAATTAAAGGGTTCTCTAAAATAGTAAAGGAATGAACACACCTAACTGGCAGCATCACTCCAAGAAGGAGAAGAAACGAAAACTTAAACCTCAAGCTCTACGTTCTGCAAGAGAAAGACGTAGACAGTTATTAAAGTGTCTACTTAACCCTGTTAATCGCAGGGTTTCTTTGTATAATGAAGTATATCAGACAAAGATACAATGACTATCAAGCACGAAATCAAATCACAACTTGCTAAACTACTTGCTACTGAAGATCTAGTTGTAGAGCACAAGAAAGTCGAGACAGCACAGTTTAATGTGCAGTCAAGAGTGTTGACCTTACCTATGTGGGAGAACACAACTGATGATGTAATTGACATGTTGGTTAGTCATGAAGTTGGACATGCACTTTATACACCAGATAGAGAGTGGTGGAAAGAATACAAGATGAATCCTTCTATCGTGAATATTGTTGAGGATGCTCGCATTGAGAAGTTAATGAAGAGACGTTATGAAGGTATCGCAAAAACATTTTACAAAGGATATACAGAACTACACAAGAAAGATTTCTTCCAAGTTAAGCAAAAAGATATCTCTGAGATGAATCTTCTTGACAGAATCAACCTTCAGTTCAAGATTGGAACACACTACAATATTCCTTTCTCAACAGATGAAATGTTCTATGTTAATAAAGTTTCTTTATGTGAGACATTTGATGAAGTATTAAAAGTATCAAAACAAATATTTGATTATGTATTGGGTGAGTTGGAGAAGAAAAAAGAAGAAGAGAAGGAAATGGAAACTGAAAATGCATCTTTCGGTAGTGGAACAGGAGCAGACCTTGAAGATGTGAGAGACGATTGGTATGATGAAGATGGTAATTTGATTGATGAAGATGAAGAAGATGATGATGAGGAAGGAAACTCTCCACAAGTTAAAACAGAAATGGGTGGAGGTTCAAATATAAATCAAGATATTGATCTATCAGAAGAGATTGTATCAGAAACTGCTGAGAGTTTAGAGGAGGCACTTAAGAATCTTGCAAATACTCATGGTAGAGAAAATGT